GCTTCTTCGTATCCAAGTCTAGCAATCTCTTTATTAGCTTCAACTTCAGCTGCAAGATCTCCTGCTTCTTTGGCTGCTGCTAATTTAGCTGCTGATGCCTGTAGACCAGATTTGATTCTCTCTTCTCTGTCTTTAACACCAACTTGTTCAACTTGAGAATATTTCTTTTGAAGTTTTTCTTTTTGCTCTTTTTGGTTTTTAGCAAAAGCCAAAGCTTCATCAGCTTGTCTTTGTGCTTCTCTCCATTTCTTCGTAAGCTTAGCTATTCTTCTTTGAACATCTTTTGAATACGTTTCTAATTCTGGCTTTTCTTCTTTCTTTTCTTCAGGACTCTCTTCCTGTTTAGCTTCTGGCTGCTCGTCGCTGCCTTCTGCTTTCTCTTCTCTAGTCTCTTCCACTTGTGGCGCGGGGCTAGAGTCTTCCTTAGTTTCTACTTCAACTTCTGGTTTCTGTTCTTCAAGCTCAACGTCAGCTCCAGGACCAGAGGTATCTATATCAACCATAGGTATGTCTTTTTTGTTTTCTTCTTCTTGCATAGTCTCCTCCTATGTTAAATGTAATGCAACACAGATTCTGGATCTCCTATTGTACCCAAAACCTCGTCGTCGTTAAGAAGACGGACTTCTCCACCTTCTATTGGTAATCGTGATCCTGCATATCTTGCAAAAATCACCCAATCTCCTTCTTTACACCAAGGGCCCGTTGGAAATTTTTCTTTATCTCCGTATGCCATTGGTCCCATCTTTACAACATAACCACAATTCGTAGCGATTCGTGCTTTGTCTAAAGATTCTTGTGCAATGATAATACCACCTTTAGTTTTTTCTTTTGGTGTAAAAGGTAAAACTAAAAGCCTCCAACCAGATGGTTGTGGTAATTCACTTTTAATATCTGATACATTAGTCTCATCAACTCTTTTTACTTCTTCTACCGACTCGACTTTTTGTTCTTTATACTTTTCTTCCAAAGCGTTTTTATGCTTTGGGACCTCGTTTTTCGAGGTCAATAATTGTTCCTTCGTCATTTTTTTGCTCCTTCTTTTCTAGCAGGTTAGAGATTTCCTGAATAATATACTGGTAGGCATGTGCCTGTCCTAGCATATACTTGTATTTTTCCATGTTGTCAACGTTTCCTGATAACATACTCTCTCCAACATTCTGATACAGGTCTCTTAGTTGACGTTGGATTTTTACGATCAATTCTAAATCATTCATTTTCAAAATCCTCCAAAGCTTCTTTTTTATCTTTTGCTTCAGCTATTTTACCTAGTAACTTATCTATCTCTTCTAGGTGTTGTGGATGTTCACCAATGGCAACCGGATTATCTAAATAGATATTCACAGTAGCATCAGCTGTAGCTATGTCTGCTTCATATTTAGCATGAAGTGCAGATATTATCCCTTTTCTACTCACGCTTTCCTCTCTTTCCTAATTGATTCTTTTCCTTTTTTAAATATGGAAGCCACTTTTGACTTGCCCATAACCTTAGCTCTTTGCTCTCCTACTGTGAGGATTTGTATTTTCCTAGCAAACGGCTTATTAACTTTTTTAACCTTCGCCACGGTTTTGCGAGCATCCGTCGGCGTAGCAAATTTAATTGATACCGTATCCCTTGGATTTTCATCTGTATACAATCTCCTTCCTGAGCCTTTAGGCTTTTTTCCCGTTCCTTTTTTTGGATCCGCCATTAATCGCCCCTTTCAACATTTTAGCTTGTTTAGTATGGGCTTTCACTGCTTTACCCAATCCTTTTATCACTTTTTTAATTGCTTTTTTCTTTAACATTTCCATCTCCTTCTTGCCTGACGGATTCGTGAATTGGGATCGTTTCGTGTTTTAGCTGACGCTCGTTTTAGTTGTCCAAGAGATCTTGCACAATATGACTTTCTACGTTTTGCAGCTTTTGACCCTTTTTTCACTTTACCGGTCACGGCTGTTTTTAGTTTAGAGCCAGGATTTAATCTTCTATAGGCTTTGACCCCGGCTTCTGTCATGCCCGCTCCAGACTTTGTAGGTCTAAAGTTCTTTTTGTTTCTAGCAGGCATAGAGCCTTTAGAAAATTCTGTTCTTGTTTGATAATCTGTTCTCATTAATCCAACATACCTTTGTAGTATTTAGCATAAGATGGATTGTTTAATTTTACGCCGCCATACTCAGAATTAATTGCAGGTCCTATGTATCCTCCCATTGCTGCTTTTTTACGTTTTGCAAACGTAGCTGCTCTTGATGGTGTTGGTCCTGTATTTGATTTAGCTTGTTTTCTTCTTACGGCACCCGCACGCTGCCCTTTGGACATCGCTCTTGCTTTTGCAATGGGCACGCATTTTGGATAATTTTTTCGCTTTTCTCCCTTGGAACGGCCACACTTTGGATATGAGCCATCCGATTTTTTGTTGGCAATATCTACCCAGTTCTGTTTTACCCACTTACGCAGTCCCATATTAAATGCATCTTTTTCTTCGAGCTAATCCTGCAGCTTGCATAGATCCGCCTCCGGCAGCTTTTTTACGGCTACCTTTTTTACCACCTGGTGTAATTTTACCTGAGCATACACCTGATGCGTACATGTTTGCGTACGCGGATGGATAGACTTTGAATTTTCGCTTTGCTGCTGCTTTTCCTTTTGCACAAAGTTTAGCCATTATTTTTTACCTTTGTTTTTTTGTTTCAACTTCTTTTTGTATTCTTCGGTTTTTTTCAAACCTAAAGTTGGCTTCATACTATTAATTGCTTTAGGAGAGCCCATTCCAAATTTAGCTCTACCACCTTTTTTAGCTACGATTCTATTTGCGTTGTAGCCAAATTTTTTAGCTAATTCAGGTTTCTTTTTTGCTAATTTAACTAAACCTGGGTTTTTACTTTTACTTATTGGTTTACCGTTTGTACCTTTAGAATACATACTTCTTTTCATCATGCCGCCACCCATAGCGCCACGTCTGTTTGTTACTTGTGAATTATATCTTGGATTTGCCATTATTTTTTTCCTCCTCTAAATATTTGTGTACCCTTTATACCAAAAATACTCGCAACTACAAGGATCCATAAATTAGTGAACCATTTCGGAAGCGACTGGAAGTACTCGAAAAACAATTTTACCTTCTCCATCGCAGTTGGATCGTCCGACATAACAGCCCACATAAGCACAATGATGGGCGCCGAAATTATAACAAGTACAAATTCGTCCTTATAGTCGTTTTGTCTCGCTTCAAGTAGTTTGCCTTGGTAAGCTTCCTCACCTCGGGCCATTTTTTCTGCATGCATTAGTTGTGCATCAGACATAGCCATTTTAGTCTTCTGTTTATTCGCGTAAATTTTGCTTCCTGCTTGTAAAGCAATTTTTGCTAAACTAAACCACGCCATATTAGTACCACTTAGCTTTTCTTTTTTTCTCTGCTAAGATATTTCCTTGACCTTGAACCTCTGCGTCTTGTGTTTCAGTTGGATTAGTTGTTTCAATCTCTTTTCCACCTTCAACATAACCATCTTTGTTCGTAAACATTTCGTGGTTCAGGCTTTTTTTGTTTTCCTCTGCCATATTAGCTCCTTTTATCTATTCCTGCTCTAGAAAGTGCAATCGCAATAGCTTGTTTACGACTTTTTACCTTCTTATCGCTTTTACCTATGTTGAGTTTACCTTTTTTAAACTCCTTCATAACCTTTTTAACCTTTTTTTGAGGTTTTGTCATCTTCTTACTCATCGTCTCTCCTAATTATTACATTGCTAGGGCCCATATCTTTAGCACTTGGCAACGTTTTAGATAAAATTGTCTTTTCGATTGATGTATTAGCTCTTAATTTTGCTAAATCTTCGTTTTGTTCAAGTTTTTCGTCTTGATTTTCTTGATTCATCATCGCTCTCATTCTATCAAGGTTAATTCTCTCTTCACCTTCTTGTTTTTTTCTAGCATTTTCTTGTGCTTGAAGGTCTAACTCTCTAGATCTTAATTTTGCAATAGGATCATTATCAAATTGAGAAGTAATTTTCTTCTCTTCCTTCATAAACTCTTCCATCATGTCAGCAATAAGTTGTGCTTTTCTTGCTTCAATTTTTTCAGAGATCATTCTCATTTGCATTTGAACTTGAGGGTTTTGCATTGCTTGTGGATTTTGTTGCATTGCCATCAATTGTTGCATCTCTTGTCTAAATTCTACTTCAACTTGCTCTTGTGCCATTAAAGAAATGTGTTCAAAACAATTTTTCTCTAACGCAGCCATTACCATAGGATTATTTCTAGCCATATTAGTCGCCATAAAATTTAAATGCGAAGTTATATGTGCTCTGTGATCTTGACCAGGGAAAGCTTGGAATGGTTTCCCAGCGAGAGCATCAATATGCTCTAACGCTGGGTCCTTCGGTGTGGGAAGTTGCGGTGGTTTTAAAATTTTATCTATCTCTTTTACACCTAAAGCCTCGTACATATTTCTATATGCTTGATACAAATTATGTATTTGTGGGGCCGATGTTGCCAGTTGCAGTTCCGACTGTGCGAGGGAAATACGCTGTGTCTGAGAAAATATATTTGGATCTGCAACCGGCAATATATCTACTCTGTCATCAAAGTCAGATTGTTTTATCATTCTTTGACCACCAACAACATCGTAGGGATATTCTTGGGGTAGATATAACTTGAAAACTCTTGCTAGTATTTTAAATTCTTTTTTAAGTGAAGCATAAATTCTTTTATGAATTGCAGACATTGTTCTGCTGCCCCTTTCCAACAAGGCTACTGTCGTACCCACTGCCGCTTGTTGATTACCCTCACCTACTTGCAGGTCTGCTATTGAAGCGAATCTTTGACCTGCAGATACTACGACGCCCATAAGCTGTAATAAAGTTCCTGATGGTTCTTTAAAAGGAAGCATCATGAAAGAATCTCTAATGTTGCCACCTGGTGCGTCTACGTCTCTAAATTCACCAGGTTGAATAGCTTGTGCATCATCTCTAATTCTAATGCCTCTTTGTTTAAATCCTGCGGGTAAATTTGATAAAGTTCCTGCATCTAATAATTGTCTTAATGCAGATGTTGCAGTTCTAGATAATCCACCAATCATGTGAATTAATCCAAAACCGTAAAAACCTAGACCTGGTAAAAATTTAAAATGTACAAAATAATCTACTTTGTTTTTTAGTGGATCACCTATTTCGTAGTTTCTTCTAATCGATAGAACTTCTCTAGAGTTTTCTTCAACAGTTACAACGTATGGAAGTTTAATTCCTGTTGGTTCGTCGTCTTGTCCTATGTCTTCAAATCCCTCTAAATCTAAATTCACATGGCACTCTAATAAATTAAATACATCTTCGTCTCGTCCTTTTGTTTCGCCTTGAAGTTCTCGTTCTTTTTTTTCAACTTCACTTTCGTTTACTGGACCTGGTTTTAATTCTATATCTCTATAGAAACCAGCGACTTGTTGTTTTCTTAGTTCGTTCTCTGACATTTGTACGCGATGAATGATAGACTCCGCATCATCTAATGAGGTAGCTGTATACGGAACAATCAAATCATCAGCGGGTACAAATTTTGAGCAAGCCATTTTTGCTGCTTCGTCATAGTAGACTTTTTTAAAAGCAGAGCCTGCCAATGGTAGATGAAATAACAAAGAATCAAAATCAGGTTCATAGTCAGTCATCTTTTCCATTATCTGGTAATTCATAAAATCTTTTACTCTTCTTGATTGTTGTTCTTTTTGTGGTGTTGCTAAACCTAAAATTTGTGTTCTAACCGGGCCATCAGCTGGTAGTAATTCTTTGTAAGCTAAAGATTGAAATTGTGTAACAGCTTCAGCTAGCACTGGGTGAGTTGCTCCTGATGCTCCTTGAAAAGGTTCTGTTCTGTTGTCGTATTTAAAACCTAATAAATCTAAACCTTCTCTGTAAGATCTCTCCCAATCTTTTCTAGAATTTTTGTAATCTTGGTAATTTTGAAAAAGTGTTGAACCTAATCTACCTAATACTTCATCAGGTAAATGTTCTGCTAAGTTATCGTAGTGATTTTGTCCTCCTTCAACAGATCCTATTGAAGGGTCATAATTAATATCTACTGAGCCATCTTCATTTTCTGTAAGTTCTACAGGTCCACCTTTTTCAGCGGCTTCTTGCTGCTCTTCCTTTGCAGCAACCTCTATATCTTCAGGTGATGGTATTTTTATCTCTTGCTCTACGTTTGGAAGAGACTTGTCTATGTCTGCCATTTATTTTCTCCAGTTTCACAGGTTTAACAGTATTATAATTAATAAGCAAGCCCTCAGACTGAGGACCTGATTTAGGGGGTATTGTTTTAGTTAATTTCATCTTCTATTGCCTTAATTGTTGCGTCGTCCACATCGTCGACATCAGCTATGGTTCCGTCTTGATCAAACACAGCTTTACCCTCTTCATATTCATCAGGTGGTTTTCTACCTTTTGTAGTTTCATCTGCTTGACCCCTTGTAATCATAAATTCAGATCTATCTTGAATAGTATCAAAGCTTTCGTCTCCAACTGTAGCACCACCCTCTACGTCTCTAACAACTTTAATATCACCAGTGCTTAAATCTTCTGAAAGTTCATATGTACTTCCGTCTTTACCTTGATACAATGTTACCTGTTCTCTTTCTTTTGTGGCTAAATTGTCTGCACGTTTACCTAGTAATTTAATTTTTTCAACAAGCATTGATAATTTATCTATACCAAGTTTAAAACCTTCACCTACGACAGGCGCTGTTTTTTCTGCTATCTTAATTCCTTTACCAATACCAAAAGGTAATAGTGCTGCAATACCAGCTAGTTTACCTGTCGTTTTTAAAAACGATCTTCTACTTGGACTCTTTAATCCTTTTTCATCTGGTCCATCAGCAAAACCTATTCTGCCACCTTCAGCAGCACCTGAGTATTCTCCAAAAGAAAACTCATCTGATTCTCTTCTTAAATCTTCTCTTTCTTTGTCAGACATTTCTTCTAGCTCTTCTATTCTGCCTTTTGTAAATTTACCAAGTTGATATATCCCTTCACCAGCCAAAGCTAGCTGACCTATGGGAGTTACAAGTCTAGCAATTTTAAACGCTCTGCTAGCAGGTATTCCTAAATTTAGAGCTTGTTGTAATATTTTTTGAATACGTCTATTTTTCATTCCTTTAGTTGTTCCAACACTGGCTGCAACTAAATCTTTTAAAAAAGCAGCTTCAAGTCCTAAAGCGATTCTGTTCTGAGCCTCTGTTAAATCAGGATCTGGTGGACCAAAGAGAGCAGTGATTCCAGTCGGCGTGAAAACAGATTGAGCACCTCTTTTTAAAGCACCACCTACAGAAAATTTACCTCTTGTAAAACCCTTAATTACATCTTGACCTAACTCTAAAGGCCTAGACACTTTTTTAGGAAGAAAACCTAAATCTAAATCTAATATTTTTCTTGCTAAATTTTTTGCTCTAGCATCTCTTTCAGCGACAGAAATAACTTCTTTTTCTGTGACTGGTCTTGATCCCATTGTTATTTTTCCTCCTGGAGTTTTTTCTAAAATAGGAACTTGTGTCATAGATTTTTCTAGCATTCCTACAGTTCTTGGATCTGTCTTTTTTTTAAAAACACCTTTAGGTATTGACTCTGTTAAAATTTGTCCACCCCTAGTTCCCATTCCTCCAGCCTCTTGAATTGCTTCATCAATTAATTTTGTTTTAACTCCAGCTATTTTTTTTGCACGACCGGTGTAGTTAGGATCCTGTCCTCTTTCAAATTCAGTGTCTATATATTTGTTTAAACTATCTATAGGGTTACCTGTAAACTTATATCCTAAAGCCTTTTCTGCTTTATCAATATCTTGAATTGTAGAGTAATCACCTTTTCTAGCTAACTGTCCTGCAGCCTGATTAAGTGTTCTAGGTATTACTCTAACGTTTTTAAAAGGATCTGATTCAATTCCACCAAAGTGATCTACTTCAAAAGGTGTTCTGCTAAAAATATTTTTAGCCATTTCTTCTTTTTTTCCGGTAGCAATATAATCTGCCTCTTGTAAAAGTTTTGTAAGAGGTGTTTTTTCTCCTGTAATAGGATGAGGTCTTTCAATAGTTTCATACTCTCGTAACGTATCAAATGCTTTATATATTTCTTTAAATTCTTTTCTCTTTGGTCCTTCAGTTACAAGATCTACTATTGGAGTTTTTTGTAATCCAAATTTTTTTAACGTTCTTTGATCTACAGCACTTGGATTACTACTAAAAACTTTGTTGTTATATATAAAACTATTCTCGTCAACAAATCTAATTTTGTCTCCTCCAACATCTTTTACGTACCTATCAGCAAACTCAAATATTTTTTTAAGTGGACCTGATTTAGTTCCTGGTGAAAATTTTCCTCCTGTTCTTCCTGCTTCAAATAATGTTTCAGCTTCATTAGCCAATACGTCTCTTCCTTTGTATTTAGTCAAGAAACCAAAATTATTTAATAATATTCTTTGTGATTCTCTCTCAGGAAATTTTTTTCTCATGGCGTTGTTGAACACCTCTGGAGCGTTATAACCAAAAGGTTTATTAAGATATCTTGTTAAACCTCCCTCGTTAGCAATTTCGTCAAGAGAAATTTTACCCGCATCAATATCATTAAACACTTGAGTTATTCTTCTCTCTTGTTTTTGAATGTTAGTTAATAAATTTTTAAAAGATCCTGGTGGCGCAGTTGAAGTTTTACCTTTAACTCCTGATTTTCTATTTTTTTCACGATAACCAGCTTGTACTGCCAAATCAAACCCAGCTCTTGATTGACCAGGTTTAGCGTTTTCTATTTCAATTAAATTATCTAATAATAATTTTCTAGCCTCAGATCTAGTTCTTGGAGTATCAACGTGGTAACTTGTTCTAGAAATAATTTTGTTAGCATCTGTTATATTTTTAACAGAATCTATTTCTTGAATTAAAAAATTTTTGTAATCAGGAAAATCTTTTAAGGTCCCTCCTTTAGGATTATTTATTGCAAGATCTTGCAGCTTTTCGTATTTTTTTGCAACTGGTTCTATTAATTTTATATCTCTTACTACATCTTCTTTTAAACCTTTAAAAGATCCTTCAGTTTTATATTTACTTACAAATCCTTTCTCTGAAAAATTTTGTCTCCTGATAAAATCTAAAGACTCGTCCATCAAACCTGGACCAATCTTTTGTAGAGTGTTCAGAAGTCTTTGCTTTCTATTTTGTTCTTGTAAATCTAAAAGTGCTTGTGGTTTCTCTTGTGGTAACTGTGTTTCAATAAAGTCACCAACTTTCATATTCCAAGTTTCTGGTGTTCCAAACTCGGCCATATTATACTCCCATCAAGTAATCTAAACCTTTACCAGGTCTGCCACCTTCAGCCATGGCGTCTGGGTCAATGTCATCAGGTAGATCTTTTAACTTATCTCCAAGATCTTTTTCTGGTTTTTTTAAATCAAATCCATCTTCAAGAAATCTAAATTCATCGGCTGCTTTAACTTCGTTTTCTGCAGTATCAATAATGCTATCTAATGTTTCTAGTTTATCAGTGTCTCTTTTGTAATACGTATCAAAAATAGTTAATGGGTCCATCTCTTTTGTCCCTCCGCCTCTTAAGTCGTCGTAGTTTTCTAAACTTGTTTTAATATCTTTAGGTAAATTTATTCTGTTATCTTTTAATAAAATTTTTCTAATAACAGCTCTTCGTTTACCTTCCATCACCATATCTTTACTAGGTTGCTGCATGAAAGTTCTAAATATACCTTCTAGGCCTTCATCCACTGTTTTATCCATGTCTTTTCTTGCAAGGTCAGCTTCTTTCATTGTACGTTTAAGTTCTTGTAAATTTTTGCCCATTTTAGTTTTTGGACTTACTTCTGGTGGCAAACCTAAATCTTCTTTTAATGTTTCAATACCTTCTGCTTTTCTACCAGTTTTAATATCAACAACTTCTGCTTCAGTTTTAGGTGTTTTAATTTTTTCTAATCGCTCTGTAACACCAAAATCTTTTTTCTTTTGTTTTAATAATTGTTCAGCGTTTTCTAAATAATTCATTAACTCTCTTTGATTTCTATTTGAGAATATAAACGGAGCATACTCTTGAATCTTCTCATCAACAACGCTTTGAAGTTTAGAATCTCTAAAGGCATCTTTAGAATAAAGATTTTTTGTTGGTGCGTTAGTATCAAACTCTTTAGGTTTTATTACGTTCGCTCTAGTACCAATGGTCTTGCTAACAAACTCTCTGCCATATAGTTTTCTTAGAATCTCTAGTATTTTTATTCCTATTGCGCCCATAATTAATAATAAGTCCTTTTCCTTTGAGTTTGTACCTCGTCTTTTTCGTCGTCAGGATGCAATATAAATCCACCCTGTCTAAATCGCATGATGGCTTGAGTTGTTGAGTCAACCAAATCGTCATGGTCACCAAATGGAAAAGCCGCACATTCCTCAATCACTTCTTCAGCGAATTCCTGGTTCGGAGCCCATATCATACCACTTTCAAATAAAGGTGCAACAGAATTTACTCGTGTATGCTTGTCATTTCCTTTAGACGGAGAGAAGTTGACGACAGGTATGCCCATCTTTCTTAACTCATCTGTTAAAGGTTGACCTGATGCTTTGGCCTCTATAATAACCGTATCGGGATCCCAATACTTCCATTGCTCGTAAGCAACTTGTTTTAACTCTGGAAAATCGTATCTGCCTTTCTTAGCATCTAATAATATCAAACTTGCAGGACTATCATCGTTTAAATAAAATACGCCCCAAGTCGTGATTGCTGAGTAGTCGGCTGATTGTTTCTTGCCGAACGCTGTATCGTAAGATTGTATGACATGCTTTAGTGCAGGTATAAAATCTTCTTCCCATGGCTGCCACCATTCTCTTTTGATAATAGCTCCTTCTTCTGACGTTGGGTTTTGCATATACTGAGCATTCCATTTCTGGACACCTGTAGATGCTTTGACTGCTTCTAGTTCTTCTAACTTCCAATACTCTGGCCATAGGGGTTTACCGCTTGGCATGATGGCTGGAAACTCTATGATCTCCCACTGATCAGCTTTGGCTTCTCGCTGCGCGCCTAACAGACAACCGGTCAAGTCTTTTGTATTCCATCTTGTCATAACCAGAATAATAGATCCGCCTGGCTGGAGACGTTGACGAGGACCTGATGTATACCATTCGAAAGTTCTTTCCATAGCATCTCTGTTCATTGCATCTTGTTCGGTGTGTGGATCATCGATGATAAGTAAATCTGCACCACGACCTGTAATCGCGGAGCCGACGCCAGCTGCGTAGTATTCACCGCCTTGTTGTGTTTCCCATTTACCTGCAGCTTGTGAGTCTTCTCTAAGTCTTGTTTTGAAAACGGTTTGATACTCAGGACTATCTAAGAGTTGTTTTGCTTTACGCCCGAATCTAACGGATAGCTCCGTGGTGTTAGTGGATTGAATGATCTTGAGCTTCGGGTTTCTACCCACCATCCAAGCGGGCAGCAAGTAGCTAGCGAACTCGGACTTTGTATGTCTAGGTGGCATATTTATAATCAGCCTTTTAATTTTGCCTTCGGCTATCTGATTAAATTTTTCAGCAACAATCTTGTGATGAGATCCTTCAACAAAATCTGGCCAGACATGTTTTACAAACTTCATGAAGTCGTCTCTAATACCAGCCTCTTTCTTTTTTTCAGCGTGCTGAAGATAGGTCTTCATGAACTCTTTTCTTATATCAGGGGGTAATCTCTTTATCTTTTCTAAGTCTATTTTCATTTCAAAAAAATTTTCTGCAAAATTTTTTAGGATTAATTTTGAAACCTAGCAAGTATTTACTGTATATGATTATACAAGACTTGGCAATATATGCCACCTGCTGGGACCCCTTTTGTATATATATAAATTAAATATTCTTGCTTATAACTATTTTGGAAGTGGCTTGGTACCTCTATGCTCGTTGCCCGAGGCCCGAAGGGCCGAGGTAAGCAGGGCGGCCCGAAGGGCCGCCCAACACTTTATATTTTTTTATAACAAACCGCTTTGCCTGATATATAATCACCAGGGATATTTATATGTCCTGTTCTGTGCATCCATCTAAACCATGCATTTGTTGCACGTAGATTTTTGGCAGGGTTTCTAAACTTACCTTCTTCGTCGATCCATATATCAAACGTTCTGTTTGATACAGACTTATCGTAACCCGATACACGCTCCACAGTATCACAGCCTATCAGTTTGTATAACTGTTCTAACGTTGGTTTAGCTGGCGCCTCGAATACCGTTTCAGTATTGTCAGCATCTGCATCCCAAACGTAGACTTTGTATTTTGGCTTTCTGTCTGTTTTCATAGTCCTATATTATCCTACTATTGATCTACTGTCAATAGACAATATAAAATTGCACATAGGCCAACTGCCAAAATTATAGAGAGCCCAGTGGGGCTCTCTACAAATATTATATTAAATAGTTCTATCATGTTCCCATAATTCCGAAATAAGCTATGCCAATAGCACCGACTATTCCTATTAAAATAAATAATTCAATCATGATACCTTTCGTTTATATGTGATCATAGGGTCAATACAAGTTGTATATCTCTCTAATACTGTGTCCCAAAAACACATATATTTTTTGCCACCTTGTTCCCATGTTCTGCAACCAATCTTGTTTAAGTTGCCAACTCTAAATATAACTTTGTTATATTTCTTCGCATGCCACGATACAACAAAGTCTGTTTTATTTTCTATTTCTTTTGCGTTCATCTGTATGCCTTTCGTTATAGGGGATAATATATTACTATCCCCTACAAGTCAATAGTTAGTTTTGTGAGATTTGTTTTATTTTGGAAGTATCCACAACCCACGCTATTCCAATCTTCTTGGTTGTATTGTCTAGTTGTTTTATTAAATCTTCAGGCGTTCCGCTTTCCATAACTGTGTCTATTGAGTGTTGTCTCAATTGTTCTAGTTGTTTTAGTTTAGCGCCTTCAGGCCGTCTTCTTATTTCAGCATCAACAAGCTCTCTTGCCCAGTCCCTTAGTTGTTCTTCACAATCTTCAACAAATAAGTTTTTGCTGTCATTATCAAAGCGATAATTATTTATTTCTTTTTTATCCTTATCAGCTTTCTTTTTGAAGAAGGTTTTAGCATCATCTTGCGCCTGTTTCAGTTGCGCTTCCGCCTTCCTGAGGTTATCTAAGATTTTATCAGCGCCCATTTTTTTAGCGAGCTTTCCGACTATCTTTTTTGTAGCTTCAGTCCTAAACTGTTTCACCAACAGTTCTTGTTCTTTTATCAATGGTTCAAAGTTTCGTCTTACTTTGTCTTTAAAGTGTTCCAATTGATACTTTGTCATTGTTTTTGGCATATTTATTCCTTTCGTTATTATTTATGCTATTGACATTTATATATGAATATCCTATATATGTCAAATGACTTTTTGGTTAATTATGATTGTATTAGTTCACATTGGCTTTTTGTTAATGTGTCCGCCTTGCAAATAACTTGAGCCCTGATCCCATAGCGTAGGGTACCTGTTGGGATCTGGGGTCAAGTACAGAGTTAATTACTCTTAAGCCCTGGTCGACCGGTAAACAATTGCCGCTGGGCTTCAGCGTACTTGGCCAAGGCGATACAGTAACCCTGTTACAACGCGTAATGGCGTTGGCTAAAGAACTGAAGCAACAAGTGACCTGGCGCCGGCAAGCCGCAAGCTTCAAGCGCCAAGCCACAAGCGCCAAGCAACAAGCTTGACAAATAGAATTAAAGGAATATATAGGAGATATGAAAGTTATAGATGCATTAAAAATTACGGGCTCACTATCGAAGCCCAGCAAGATGCCAGGATGGGCCTACGGTCTACCAGCTAAAGAATGCAAAACAGGAAGCAAGCTGGTGAAGGTCCCAGGCTCTGTCTGTTACGATTGTTACGCTCTGAAGGGCTGCTATGTTTTTAAAGTTGTACAGGCTGCACAATACAAGCGGCTGGCTGCTATACGTCACCAGCTATGGACCGGAGCTATGGCCACAATAATTAATTCTAAGAAATCAAAATACTTCAGATGGCACGACTCAGGAGATGTGCAGGACGAAGAACACCTATTAAAAATATTCGCTGTCTGTAAACTTACGCCTTCCGTTAAGCACTGGATGCCGACGCGGGAAGCGTGGGTGAAAGCCTTCCTTTCGTTGAAGCCGGATAATCTTGTAATAAGATTTTCAGCTCCGATGGTGAATACTTCAGCTCCCAGCACCTGGACAAATACTTCTACAGTTGTTACCAAAGGGTCGACATGCCCTGCCCCTAGGCAAGGTAACGAATGCAGGGATTGTCGAGCGTGTTGGGATCCTGAAGTAAAGAATGTAGCATATGGCCAGCACTAAGAAGCGCGCTACTGATTTAAATTTTTCCGTAGATGTATCTGCCCTACATAACCAGAACACCCAGCATTTTGTAGAGAGCGCCAAGCGACAAGCAGCAAGCGTCAAGCACCAAGCGAGTCGAGCGTCAAGCAACAAGCGGCAAGCCCCGAGCAGCAAGCATCAAGCTGCAAGCCGCAAGCGGCA